TTATAGTAAGTAGAGAGATTATGAGGAGTGAGATAGTAAGCAGCGTTATTATGAGCCGCGATATCATAACATCTGTTATCATAGAGGTAACTTACATGTTACTGGGGGGGGGTAGGAGCCTTTTTTGGGCGCGCTTAGCTAAGTATCCTTTACCACTACTCACTTATTTCTAAATTTTTTCATAATTTCTCTATCTATCTATTCCATCTCTCTATCAGTGAGGTAATTTAACAGTATCTGCGCCTCTTTAAGGAAGTGCAGAGGAATAAATGACCAGTCTTATTATGTAAACGCGGTTTTTTTCTTCTTACAACTTAGAGTTGTAGGTAGTAGGTAGTATTATGAAGTAAATGCAGCTAAGAGCTGTAGGTAAATGCTTAGAGAGAGAAAGAAAGTAAGAATGACCCATTGACTTCTTTCTACTTGTGGTATACACTTATAATGTTGACCAAGCTCTTTTTGAGAGACTAGCTGCTTGGGGAGTATTGTTGGCTTTCTTCTCTCTGCTTACGCAGAGTTCTGTAGTGCCTAGTGACTCACCTCTGTAGAAACTTTTAGGAAAGAATGAAGATAGTGTTCCTCCGTTATTTTCATTCTTTCCTCTTTCTCTTCTCTGCTTCCTACGGTCTGCGGTCTGTAGGATTAGAGACTATGTGCGGGGCGCGGTCCCTTACTAATGAGTGAAACACTAGCTATCTTGCTGTCGATGAAGACTCTTACAAGAGAGTCGCGCGCCACAAAAGATGCTGTGCTCTACACTACTTCTGGAACTCTACAAGAACACTGTGGAATTTGTGTTAACTACCAAGTGCTAGCATGTTCTAAGGTGGAGGGAGAAATTAGTGAAGAAGGCTGGTGTAAGCTTTTCAAATCTCGCTCTTTAGAGGAACTTGCAAGGCTCTTCTCTAATGGCTGACTCTGATCCTACAGAACTAGCTGTTGATCAATTGGTTAATTTTGTGATCGCGCGTCAACAATATCAGAGTGGTCTACCTCAGGAAATCCAGCAATATATTCCTTATAATGAGAACTTTCATAGTATCATAGCTGGCTCTTCACAAGATGCTTCTACTAACTTAGTTCCAGTTGTTCTTCCTGGAGTGAGTGTAGCAGCAGTAAGAGATAATAATAAACCAACTGATACTCAGAGAATTCAAGAACAATTAGATCATGCTCATGCAATACTAAGTGAGCTACCAAGTAAGTTCGGTAGTAAGCTTTATCAAACTGAAGACTTTGATATCCCTTCAGCTTCTAAAGGTGCAAGAGTTCCATTAGATAAAGTTAGAGACTTTGGCTTCTTCTATGAAGATGAAGGAGATCCGGGTAATGAAACTATATCTCCACATCCTTCTGTTCAAGCAGAGCAGGATAAGATACTAACAGAGAAGATGAAGCCTATTCTTGCAGAAATTACTAAGATAGTTAATACTCCAGGATTTGATCCTCAGAAATCAATGGAGTTGTTTAAAATATATGATGCTATGAAGGCACAGTCTCCTAGCTTTCAACAGTCAGAGAGATATATTGGAACCAGGATGAGAATGAAAACAGACGCGGATATTATTCAGAATGCTATGGATAGCTATAGTTTTGGTCCTGGTGGCAGAGGAAATTAGAAAATGAGCGGTAGTGCTCTCTTTGTTCAGCCTCCTGGTTCTGTTCCAATTCCAATGTTGGCAGATCTAGATGGACAGTGTTACTATGCTACTGGAGGTATCTCCAGATTTGTCTCTATATATCCCTCCCTAGCTGGAGGCTCTTATGCAGCAGGACAATGTATTGGAGGACTTCAGAATGTCTCTGGTGTTGCAAGAGCAGTAGGTCTAGGAAGTGGAATATTGTATGGAGCTACAATTATTGATCCATCCAGAAATGCTGGACAAATAGATCTTTTAGTTTTCAATCCTGGAGTTTCTGGAACTTTTACAGACAAGACAGAAGCAGTTGTCACTTCTGCAGACTCTGTTCTTCTAACTGGAAGTTGTCACATTGTAGATTGGTCTATTTATGGAGCTACTACTGGCTGTAGTGTAGGAAATATGTCAAATGCAGGACTTCTCTACAGTTGTGGAAAGACAGGGAATGTTGTTGGAACTACACTGCAAATAGTGGCTGTTGCAAGAGCGGCGTTGACATTAGCAGCAGGAAGTGGATGGAGAGTTAACTTGAAGTTTCTGCCGGATTAGGAGTCGGAAGGAAGAGACAGCAGTAGATGGCATATAGGAAGAGATTACTACTAGGCTATGATTCTAGTTATGGAACTCCTCCAATAATTGATGCTGACTTTACTTCTGGAGTTATTCCATCTAATTTTATCTTCTCTCGCACAAGTGCTGCATATGGATTTGTAGGAGGAACACTTACTTCTTTCTCTTCTAATATTCCAAGAAGTGGATTAGATCAAGGCGCTGGAATTCTTCTAGAGAATGACTCTACTAACTATGTAACTAATCCTCGTGGAGAAGGAGCAGCTGCGCCGGCACTTCCTACTAACTGGAATGTTCCAAATGCAGGAACTTCCGCTCAGATCTCCTATACTAAAGTAGGTAATGGAACTGAGAATGGAATTCCTTACACTGACATACGGATACAGGGAACTTGGGCATCTGGAAATGTTAGGTTTGCATTTGAGAATATAGCAGTATGTCCATATACTGTCAATAGTGGCGTTAATATGATAGCTAGTTGTAGTGCTTATATTAAACAAGTTGGTGGAACACTTACTGGTAATCTTGGTGCTATTAGTATTGGTTTTATGGGATATACGGCTGCTCTTGCTGCTACTGGTGGCCCTGTATTTAATGCTTTTACTCTTGCTACAAGTGGCGCTCTTAAGGATTGTAGAGTTGCAACTATTGGAACAGCTTTAGCTCCTTCAACTAATGCCTGGATTAGACCAGCAATTAACTGGACAGTAACAGCAGGTGCAGTGGATATTACACTCAGGATAGGTGCTCCTCAATTGGAGGTAGGGCTACAAAATCCTAGTTCTCCTATGCTTCCAGTTGTTGGAACTCCTGCAACTACTACAAGAGCAGGAGATTTTTTGTATGTAGTAGAAAGACTTAATGCACCTACAGCTACTTGGTTTAATCCTAATGCTGGAGCACTTGTAACGGAATTTATACATATGCTTCCTGGTGGCTCTGGTAATGGAAGAGGAATGACGGCAGTGCTCCATAATGGAGCTACAGATATTATAGCTAATATGGTGATTGGCTCTCAAACTAATCCAGCAGGCTGTGGAACCATAGTTGGCGGCGTTTATCAAATGGTGAGTGGAGTTACTACTCTACCTGCTGCACTTGGATCAGTTATGAGAAATGTATTTAACTTTAGTCTTTATGTTCGGCAGAATACTATTAATGGAATATATGGAAATACTGGATATACTGGAGAAGTTGGATATAAGCCACTACCAGTAGTTACAGAATTGGCACTAAGTAATCCTACTGCATTTCCAACTAGTATTGGTGCTCAGGGACTTTCTATGCAAATGCAGCCACATATATTAAGGAAGTTTGAATACTATCCTCGTCTTTTAAGTCCAGAAGAAGCACTGCTATCTTCTATTCCAGTTCCAGACAATTATCCTCCTGGTGCTTCTCTAGGATATGATTTCACAGCTTCTCCCTCTCTTGATCCTTCGATTTCTTTTACTAGAGCAAGTGTAGGAACTTACTTTGATATCAGTGGAGCACTACAAACTGCTTCTTCTGGAACTCCTAGATTTGATTATGATCCAGTAACACATGCGGCGCGCGGATTGTTAATTGAGGAGGCGCGGACTAATGTTTTGCTTAATAGTGCAGCACTTGGAACACAGTCAGTTACTGTTACTGCGCAGCAATATACACTGTCCTTCTATGGCACAGGAACAATTACAAAGAGCGGCACAGCTACAGGTGCATTAGTAGGAACAGGTGTATTTCCGCAAAGAGTAAGTCAAACATTTACTCCAACTGCTGGAACTCTTACACTTACAGTTACTGGTTCTGTTCAGAATGCACAGCTAGAAGCAGGAGCTTTTCCTACCTCTTACATTCCAACAACTGCTGCTGCTGTAACTAGAAATGCAGATATTGCTACTACTAATGTAACTCCGTGGATTAATACTGCTGCTGGATCACTTGTAGTGGAATTAATGTTGCCTCAAGTTTTGTCTACTGGAACTAATATTGCAATAGCAGCATTAGATAGTGGTGCAGCAACTAATACAATAGAAGCTAGACAACAAGGATTGAGCACACAACCAGCAGTAAGTGTATTTATAGCAAATGCATTAGTTGGTGGAGCTTCAGGCATTAATAACTTTACTCCTTCTGTTGTGAATAAAATTGCATTTAACTATAACAGCGCACCATTGGCAATAACATGTGCACTTAATGGTGTTATAGGTGCTGTATTAGGAACACCGACATCTCTACCTACTATTTCCAGAATGACTATTGGATCTGGAAGAAACAGTCTAATTAATGGATATGTGAGGAAGATAAAGTATTGGCCAAGAGCAGTTAGTGATATTGAACTACAAGCAGCTACAACTTAATGGAGGCGCGGAGATGAGTGATTCACAACAGCCAGCAGATCCTAACGCAATTGTGCAGTATCTCACTAATAATGATGGAACTCTCCAGAATCTTAAGAAAGCGCGCGGCCCTATTCCACCAGCTCTACAGCAGCAAGTAGCTGATGCAATTGCTGCGGCAGAAGGTGATGATGATCCAGATACTACAGCAGAGACTGCACTAGCGGAAGTTTTGGCCCAGCAGCCAGATTTTGTGTATCTCTCCATTACTGGAACTTACTACTTAGGGAAAGCAGCTAGACATAATGGAGATTGCACTGTTGTAACTCCATCTGAGGCATTAGTAGGTATCTTGGAGAGATATGGAGAGACAGAAGTGGATGTGGCTAGAGATCTTATTATTCATGCTAGTAATGCTATGGGAATTACCTATGATCCAGTGCTGAGAGACAGTGTGGATGCGGCGACCTCTTAGGAGTAGAGTAGATGACAGAAAGTAACAAGTCTCAGGTTCCTCTTAATAAGGCTTCTACACTTCCAGCAAAAGGAGATCGCGCCCCCGCTCCAGACTTTACTCTAGAGAAAGAGTCAGTTCCTCCAGTTAACAGAGATGTTCCTTATGTCTCTCAGGAAACTAGACTTCTAAATTGCACTATGGGTAACTGGGATGGAGAGCCTACAGCTTATTCTTATAGATGGACTGTAGGCGGTGAGGTATATCTACCATCTGATACTTCTACTTACCTTGTTGTAGCAGAAGATACTGGTAAGACTGCTAGTTGTATAGTAATAGCTACTAATGCTGCTGGTTCTACAGAAGCTCCTCCATCTAATGAGGTAGTAATAGCTCCTTATGTAGATAATACTCTTCCTCTTACTCCTAGGGAAACTCTCCAATCAGTAGAAATGAAGTATTATATTAATAAACGTGGACACTCTTATGCGGCTACTAAACCAGAACAGCCTCAAGATCAGAGAATACTATTTCCATCAGAAGATGCTATTAGACACATGAGTCAAGATTCTGCTGGTAACCCTATTGATCCTCTATTTGAGCCTGCTGCGCCTACGACTACCTCTACAGGAGTGCAGAACACTACTACTGCTGCTTCCGGCGGAAATACTAGAGTAAGTGGCGGAGGAAGGAAATGAGTGGATCTGTTAATCCTACTGGTCCATTTCCTCCGTCTGGTAATGCCAGAAACTATGGAGTTAATTTCTTCATTTTCTCCACTAATACCTATCCTATGCAGATGATAGCTGCTACTACTGACATTAGGAGTGATCCTCCGCAATTCCAGTATATTCCATTTCCATCTCAAGGGCTTATGGATTATTTTGACTATCTGCTAGGAGCCTCTTCTTCTACTACTCCACAGCAGTGGACTGATTGTATTGAAGACTCCTTTATGGCTGGAACTAATGGAACTGGTGGAGCTATGGTATTTCCAGCGTAGAAGAGGGAAAGAGGGAGGCTACAGTGGCTTATGGAATTGACCAGTTTATCTTTGTAACTGCGCGCCAACAAATGTATTATAACACTACTGGAACTCTCTTGAATCTCTTCGAGGATCAGTTTCTAGTATCTGCTAGTGATGGACTTCTAGCTTACTTCACTCCTATTGCAGAGAATACAGTAGAGGATATTAGAGATTGTTATGATGGAGCTTTCTATAATGGAACTGCTGCACTAGGAACTGGCGGTCCATATAATGGATAGTCTTCTTTTTCTAGAAGATATTATTATTCCTGGACTCTCAGGGTTGGAGAGACTTAGTAGGGGCGCGATCCTTAATTCTACTGTTGCACAACGCTTTATGTTAACTATTGCACTACAGGAAAGTGGCCCTAAGTTAGAAGCTAGATATCAAAGATATCCATCTATTACTCCCGGACCTGCGAGAGGCTGGTGGCAATTTGAGCAAGGTGGAGGTGTTTACGGTGTGCTCAATCATCATGCTACTTCTTCTATTGCAAGAACTATTTGTAAGGAGTTTTCAGTAGATACTAATGTAGCTGCTGTATGGAGGACATTGGAGGGCCATGATCTCCTATCTACCATGTTCGCGCGCCTACTAATCTACTCTGATCCAGAGCCTATTCCAACTAATGCAGAAGCTGGTTGGGACTACTATCTACGAACTTGGAGACCAGGTGCTCCACATGAAATTACCTGGCATCCTAACTGGTCTATAGCTGCTGAAACAGTAGGTATTTCTGTGTGAGAACCAAAGATGGCAATAGATAAACAGCAAGTAAAGGAGTTACTAGGGAATGGACTTCCTGTTTCGGTTGTCGCTAGTGCTGTCGGTTGCACTGACTCCTATATTACTCAGTTGTTGGCAGATGAAGAGTTTTCAGCGGAAGTTGCTAGGCTTAGAGTAGTAGCACTACAGGCTAATAATCAGAGAGATGGAAGTATTAATGGAATAGAGGATACCCTGATTAGTAAACTGAAAGAGGGAGTAGAGAGTGGATTCTTCTACAAACCAAGAGATCTACTACACGCCTTTGCAGTTGTCAATGGTGCTAAACGCCGCGGCACGGTTAATGCGGACAGTGCGACGCTGCAAAACACTACCGTTATCAACCTCACAATACCAGCTGCTGTTGCTAGACGTTTTACAATTGATAGTAGAGGAGAAGTCCTCCAAGTTGATGAACAGACCTTAGTTACTATGCCTACAGGTCAGCTTCTTTCTTCAGTAGGAAGTAGAACAGGAAGAGAGGAGAAGTATAGAGAGATTAAGAATCGGTTAATGCATGATGTGAGAGATAGAGGAGATGAGAATGTCTCTTAAGGAAATGAAAGAGAAGGAGATTGAGAAGGCGCGCGATCTCCTTTCTACCCTTTCTACACTCCTACCTAAGAAGAAATAATGCCACGTAATACTACTCTTGGTGTAGAGGGTGGATACAGTGGACGAGATGATCGCTACTGGGACGATAAACTTGGTATTAATGACTCTCTACACAAGCAGATAATTGACGAAGATGCAGAGGCTGCTAAGAATGCCGCGTCCTTACATAGTCTAAGCTTTGATGCAGGAGAAGTAAGAGCTCTTGCAAAACAAGATCTTAACTTTCTAGCTGGTCTAGCTATACCTACAGTCTTTGAGCATGAATTTCCTCCTATTCACTTAGCTATATGGGACTTCCTACTACAAAATGTCGCTAAGATACATACTAGTCCTAAGCTTGCTGTTGGTATTCCTAGAGGTCATGGCAAGACTACTCAAATTAAGCTATTCATCCTTTACTGCATTCTCTATACTCGTGTGCGCTTTATTCTGGTTACTTGTTCTACTGAACCACATGCAATGAATGTATTGGCAGATGTGGAAGATATGCTTAATGAGCCTAACATTATTGCTACTTATGGTGATTGGAAGTTGGGTCTTGAGACTAATACTAAGGGAATTAAGAAGTTTGGATTTCTCGGACGGAACATCATTCTGGCAGCAATTGGAGCGGAGGGATCACTACGAGGACTTAACTTAAAGAATGAACGTCCGGATATTATGATCTTTGATGATATTCAAACTAAGGAGTGCTCAGAGAGCTTTACTATGTCCGGCGCGCTTGAAAGGTGGATGATAGGAACCGCCATGAAAGCTCGCTCTCCAAGAGGCTGTCTCTATGTATTTCTCGGTAATATGTATCCTGGACCTAATAGTATTCTACGGAAGCTACGGGATAATCCTACTTGGATTAAGTTTGTATCCGGCGCAATCTTGGCAGATGGAAGTGCTATATGGCCTGCTCTTAGGTCTATTGACTCTCTTATTGATGAATTTGACAATGATATTAGTATGGGTCATCCGGAGATTTTTCTATCTGAGGTAATGAATGATGTTGAGGTGGGGATTAACACCTCTACTGATCTAGCTCAGATTAAAGTATGGCCTTGGAAAGCTCATGAATTACCTCAAGGGAAGTTCATTATAGTAGATCCTTCTTCTAATAAGAAAGGTGGAGATAATGTAGCTATTGGGCTGTTTGAAGTTTATGATGCTACTCCTGCACTTAAGCAGGTAAGTGAGGAGAGGTTAAGTCCAGGGAATACTATTAGGCGCGCGCTCCTGTTAGCTCTGGAAAATAAAGTTAGGTTAATAGCAGTTGAAAGCACTGCATTTCAGTATACTCTACTCTATTGGTTTGAACAGATTTCACAGCAGCTAGGAATAGATGGAATTAATTTTGTTCCTATCTATACTGGCTCCTACAGTAAGAACAGTAGAATAGCTGATATGCTTAAGAAGCTAACTCAGGGAGAGCTAGTTCTACATGATGATGTTAGAAACAGAGTAGTTCATCAAATTGTTAACTGGAATCCTATGAAGAGAGATAATGTAGATGATATTCTAGATCTCCTAAGCTACAGCGATAGAGTAATGGAACTCTATGGTATGGAGATGATGACAGATATAGAGGCATTTGTAATTGAGAGTCATATCGGAGATACTGACGTTGATGCTCCGAATTACGCCTTTTAAGGAAGCAGAATGCCACCTCCAACGCAGTTAGTTATTAAAGAAGATAGCGATCAAGAGAGAGCAGTAGTTCACTATGCTTCTCGTGCTCAAGAGATGCTGCTTAATCAGTTCAGTATGAGGGAAGTCTTAGCTGAAGCTGATAGACTTTATATGAGAGAGAAGAACTGGACACAAGAGGAATGGAATGCGCGGCTAGCTAATAAGTATGGAGATGCACATAAGTTCCGGGATGTAACTGTTCCTATTGTTATGCCGCAAGTGAAGAGTGCTCTAGGGTATATGACTAATGTCTTTCTAACTGGCTACCCAATTTTCGGAGTTACTGCAAGTCCGCAGTATGAAGATGCAGCCATGCAGCTTGAGTCTATTATAGCAGAGAATCAAGAGACTGCTATGTGGGCGCGCGAGCTAATGATGTTCTTCTCTGACGGCCTTAAATACAATATTCATGCAGTGGAATGTGAGTGGGAATCTAGAGCAGTTTATAATATCACTAGTGATATCTCTCAACCAAGTGGCGCGAAGCCTAATAAAGTCACTTGGAAGGGTAATGTAATCAAAAGAATGGACTTATATAACACCTTCTGGGATCCTAGAATAGCTCCAGCAGATATGTGTAGGAAAGGAGAATTTGCAGGCTATAATGATGTATGCACACGAGTCCAATTAATGGACATGATAGAGTCACTTAAGGCCAGCGCGGCCATATCACAATCTACTATTGATCGTTGTATTACTAGCTCTCCAGCAGCTGGTGTTACTAGTGCTGGTATTGGACCTTACTCTTACTATGTTCCTCTAATTAATCCTTATCCAGCAATGCTACAGAACCGCTCTCGTGCATTCGACTGGATGAGTTGGGCTATGAATGTTCCATTTATGCAAGGCGGAGAAACAAATTACGCTAATGCCTACATAATTACTAAACTCTATGCTAGGATAATTCCCTACACTATGGGCTTTAATGTTCCAGAGCCTATGGTGCCTCAGGTGTGGAAGTTTATTGTAGTTAATGGAAAGGTAGTTCTCTATGCTGAGAGACAGAGTAATGCTCACAATATGCTCCCTATCTTCTTCGGTCAGCCGTTGGAAGATGGGCTTAACTACCAAACTAAAAGCTTTGCATACGATGTGGAGGATATGCAGCAAGTTGCTTCTGCCCTCTGGAACGGCTTCATTGCTAGTAAGCGAAGGCTCGTTACCGATAGAGTCATATATGATCCACTGCGGATCAGGAAAGACGACATTAATAGTTCAAATCCATCTGCTAAAATTCCTGTCAGACCAGGAGCTTACGGAAAGCCAGTTGGAGAGAGTGTCTACCAATTCCCTTATCACGACGAGAATGCTTCATCGTTTATTCAAGCAGCGGATCTTATTACGAAGTATGCTAACCTCATAAATGGACAGAACCCTGCACAACAGGGACAGTTTGTGAAAGGGAATAAGACTAAGCATGAGTATGAAGATGTAATGGGTCACGGCAATGTAATGAATCAAATGATGGCTATTATGACAGAGAATCAGGTATTCACGCCGCTGAAGCAGTGTATTAAGCTTAATATTCTACAGTTTATGGATGACTCTACTGTCTATAATAAGAACCAGCAGCAAGATGTAGAAGTTAAGATGGATGTTATTAGGCAAGCTGCTATTAACTTCAAAGTAAGTGATGGTATTATTCCAGCAGATAAGTTGATGAGTGAGGATGAATTTGCTAATGCACTGCAAGCGATAGCCAGTAGTCCACAGATAGGTCAAGGCTATAATATAGCTCCTATGTTCTCTTACATTATGAAGACTAGAGGTGCAGATCTCACTCCATTTGAGAAACCACAAGCTCAGGTGCAATATGAACAACAAATGCAAGCTTGGCAACAGGCAGCAGCTCTCGCAGCACAGAAAGGAACTGCATTTAATACTCCTATGCCACAGCCGCCTCAAGTTCCACCTAATCAAACTTCTGGAACTACTCCAGGACCCGGAAATGCTACTAACGGAACTACAGCGCCAGGAAGCAGAACTATCGCTCCAGGCCCTAATACAGGCGCTACAAACAGCAATGCACTCATGTCAACGCCTCCAGCAGGAACTGGAGATTAGCTATGAAGAAGTATTATGTTTACGTTATGGCTAATTGCAGCAACACATTGGATGTTACTGCATGGAGTAGAGAATCAAAGTTATTGGGTTAACATGGAACAAGTTACTACTTTGCGGCGACCTAATCCTAGAGATTTAGAAAAAGGTTTTGTCAAAGGAGTGCAATGTATAGTTACTATGAATGATGGAAAGTTTGTATCAGTTACTGAGACTTGTGAGGTAGTCTATCAACTTATTGCAACTGGAAAGTGACTGATGAGCACTACAGAAACTAATAGCTTTACTTCTTACTCTTTCAGTAAAGAAGAGTATCCTCTAGCAGTTACTTTCTCTGAGCTTCAGCTACAGCATATTCAAACCCAGCTAGCTCTCTACGCGGAACAGAAGATAAGCATTAGTGCAGAGACCTATGTTAGTCCAGAGATGTTTGTTAGGAATCATGAGTATCATAGAGGTCTATGTGATGGAATGAGGTTTCTAATAGAACTACATACTGCGTATAGAGATAGTAGGACTGA